GTATGCTCAACCGGAAAAGAAGTGAATAAACGAGGTGATTTACCTTTAACTCTAACTTCATCCTTTTGTGATGCATTTATTATAACATGTTGTGGCCACAAACCACTTACTTTAACATACTGACTTAAATATTCTTGCAATAAAGGATCCTTTCTGGAATAAATCCCAGCAGCTTTCGCACCGGTTCCAATTGCAGAACTTTTTGAAATTTCATTAAAAGTGTCATCATCTCGCAAGATGTGACATTCTGAAATTTTATCAGTAAAGTAAGAAATTGCTTTTTTAGCAATTTCAACATTAATAGGGACATGAATGATGTCATATTTTGCCAACCTTTCATATAAGTCATCCAAATCCCCTAAAGGAGAGATAATATAACCATCACCCATTTGACTTTGCAAAGCAAAGTCATAAACTGGAATTGTTAAATCCGGAATGAATTGAGATTTTGAGCTCAATTTCTTCGACAGAAGTGTTCCAATATATGGTAGATTATTAAATCGATCTTTTCCTCCCTTAGGTTTTAAGGTTGTTGTTGGAAAGATTGAATGACTTATAGAAAAAGCTGCAATTCCTTCATTTCACGCAACAACTCTGCGGTAAAAGGAATTCCAAGGCAAACTCTCGATGCGGTCTTATTAATAGCCACATGAATACCTATCACAGTTCCAGTGTCTGAGTCAAAAACGATTTGACCACAATCACCTCTCACTGAATCCCCAGTATACTGCAAACGTCCTTCCCTCTCGAGATATTCGATTGCTGACACTTGACAAAATGAATTTGACATAATCAAACCAGTGGAGTGCACATTGGCAACTCCTAACTTCATGGATTGATAGGGAACCTCCTTATCAAGCTTGTAAAGGACCAAATGGTCTATAAAACCAAGCTTTTCACCTAAGGAACAAATAAGAGAACACTGAATAGTATTCCCAGAACTTACACCACCAGCTAAATAAGTAATATTATTTATTGGAGCATAATGTCCTGGTACTAACAAGAAAAGACTGGAAACTAAAACACCATATCCGATTACAGTTTTATCAGATTTAGCATGGACAAGATTATGTCCTAAACTACGAAATGGTATCTTTGAATGGAAATCCACGGAATAACCATTCTCCAATACAGGAAATTCACCTGATTGCACAGCAGCGCCATGAAATTCAGGGAAAATATAATCCTGCTTTCTTGCATACTTCTTTGACTTATTAGGAAGCTTAC